TTAATATACGGAATAATTATGTTTTCACTACCCCACTGTACTATGTTTTCATTGGCATCTGCCCATCTGAAAAACTTAAGTTCCCATCCAGATCTGAATATGGGGTGAGAAGTACCCATATACTTGTTATGATTTGTAGGTTTAAAGATACCTTGTCTGTATTCCATTACATGTTATAAAGCGGTTTAATAACTTCCGCTTCTGTTTTAGTACCGTTCTTCAACCCTTCAATATCCATCATCAAGTTCTTTCTCTGCTCTACATCTAACTTAGAGTCATTTACAGCATGTTTAGCATCTTCAAACTTTCTAGCTCTAATAAGTTTTATAACCTTAATTAGTTCTGGTGATTGTTTTTGTTTTAACACTGTACTGCCTCTCTTTAATGACATAGACTTTTGTGTCTTACCAACAACAAAGTTAAATGTTCTTTCTGGACTACCCGCAAGATCATTTTTAGCAACCGTATTGATAACATTATTGTAAATGTTGCATATATGATATGCTGGGTCACTACCTTGTTTCTCATCAAACATTACCAATTTTGATAACGGTTCAAACTCTGTTTTACCTCTAAAAATATCTTTTAAGAAAGCAACGGCTGCTCTCTCTTCTGGTCCTTGACCTGCTACATCTAAATCTTCTAATGATTTAAATTCACCTCTACCTTCTTGTTCAATTCTTTTTGCAAAGTTTATAGATCCTTCTTTTACTAAATCATGAATAGCATTTATAAACTCTGGACGAGCTTGTTCCATTTTATGTTTATTCTCACCAGCTAAATTTTCATGATGTTTTAATTCTTCTTCTATCTGTTTAGCAAAATGGTAACCTTGTCTTGAAAGAGGTTTAGCCATTTTTAAAATATTAATTCTTCTATCTTTCTTTCTATAAGCCGACTCTTCCGGAGCATTACCAAACTTTGAACCCATAGTAGTGTTCCCACTTTTCATCTTTCTTAAAATTTCTTCCAAACGTTTTACGTGATTAGCTTCAGCAGTGTACTCATTATGTAGACGTCTATAATTACTCATTACTCTTGCAAGCTCTTTACCTGCTTCTGGATCTGCAGCCGTTACAATTAAAGCAACTCTAATTAAATTGTTATTGTCTATAGGTATGTATCTACCCTTGTCTGGTGTAGGATTGACTTCTTGTTTCCTAATTTCAGGATTTGCTACACCAGTATCTTTACGAAAACCCATTGGACCGGTAGCCACAAAACGCATTGGATCTTTGCCTATTTTAGCTTCCGTAACTAATTTAGCTAAATCATTAAACTTCATAGTATTATTTATTATTAACCTACGAAGAACATTGGAGGCTCTGCATCTCCAAAGCCTGGCGTTCCCGTATACAACTGTTCTTCCAGTTTAGCTTTTTCATCTAAACCTTCTTGTAACATATCTGCATTTACAGTTCCGCCACCAAATAAAGTCGTCCCTGCAAACTTACCTCTTATTCTACCAAGCACAATCTTTGATAAAGCTAATGAGTACTGATACACCCACTGCTCTTTAATAATGTCTCTCAGTGGTCTTTCAACATAACATTGAATAACACCGTAATAAGAGTTTGTACCTGCACCGCTTGCATTAGGCTGTGGGTAAAGTCTAAACACTTGCGTTCTTTCATCAAAGTCAAACGATTGCTGTGTAGCTAATAACTTTTCACGGTTCTTTAACCAATCCTTTAACACGTACCAGCTTATTAAGTCAAAGCCGTAATTACCCATTGCATAACTGAAATATGTTTGCTGTGCTAAAGTTTGTTCAATAGTAAACAATGTATTGATACCTGTTGTTGTACCTTCCTCAAAGTCTACTACAGCTATTACTTTTCTATAGTCCATTATATCATAATCAAAACTATTAAGTGTAGCTGCATTTAAATTCTGAGTGACAGCGCCTAATTGAGTACTTGGTTTTTGATAACTTTGTGTAAAGTTAGAAGAAAGTGATGGTATATACATTGTAATATAGTTGTATACACTTTGCGTTAGTACTTCATTAGCTGATGCACCATTAATAAATGATGCTGAAACTGAAGAAAGGGATGTAAACGCTGACCCAGGTATAGGAGTGTTGCAGATGTAAACTGGAGTTGGTGATGTATCGTATCTAGAATACTGAGGGTTAATGTTTTTATTATTAATCTGATCAGCAAAAGAGTCTGTAGACTTAGCGGTAAATAAAGAATCTAATCTTATACCGTAATTAGTGGTATATAAATTGCTATCAAAAATAAGAAACTCTCTTGTATAACCAGCAAACTTTGCAAACATTTCACAAGCTATACTAATGTTTTCATTCAATTGATCGCTATGTAATTCTACGTTTATATAAGGGTAACCAAGTGATCTTAATATTCTATCAGATAACCTTTGGAACGATGTAATCTTTGAAGAAAGGTTAGTGCTTTGAAAAGCTGATATAGGTGTTATGTCACAACGTAGCATTTATATATTTATTAAGCTGTAGGTGCTGCAGCTGCTTCACCGCCTCCAGCTGCTGGTGGTGTTTCTGCTCCTCCTGGAGCCGGTGTAGCGGTAGCTGCTGCCCCGCCAAATGATGGAGGAGTTGCTGGTGTAGCACCGCCGCCTGGTGCTGCTGGAGCCTCGCCACCTGCTGGTGCTGCGCCTGGTACTAAACCCTCTCTCCAAGAAGGACCACCATTAAGAATTTGATTCAACTCCCATTCAAGTTCTTTATCTTTACGTAAGAACTCTCTGTTAGCTTTAATATCAATATCACTCCAACCTAAGTACTTCTTTTGAGCAAATGTTGATGATACTGTTTGATTTGAAGCCAAGTTGTTAAAGTTTGTTACCTTTAGTTCTAACTTTTGATTTTCTCTTAATTCGTAGAAGTTAGTTGGTACATTAAATTCAAGATTAATATTTGTTTCTTTAATATTATATTTTTCAGCTAATCCTTTTAACTTCAAATGCGTTAAGAAACCGTTCTTCAAACCAGTAGCAAAATTTTGTTGCAATCTAATAATGAAACGAGCAAACTTTAATTCTTCTCTTAATATTTCATTACCGTCTTTAAAGGTGCTTTCAGTGTTTAATCTATTAGTTGGTACCTTCAATGCTTTGTAAAGTTTATTAACAAAGTACATTAAGTCAGTTAATTCACCTAAATTTTGTCCCCCTGCTAACTGAGTAACTGATGTACCTTCACTACCAGCTCTCTTAGCAAACCAGAAACTATCTAACATTGACTGCGGGTTAAACTTTTGAACTGGACCTTGTTGCTGCGCATCGTATGTCTTCTTACTCCAGTACTCTTGTATAAGTTTGCGTAAGTATTGTTCAGCTTTTGGCGGTGCCATATTACCGACATCAACATTAAACACTAAACGTTCTGGAGCTCTTACTAAACGATAAATTACAATACTATCTTCAATAAGAGATAATTGTCTGTAAGCTCTTCTAGCGTTTTCAATGAATGGTAATCTGAAAGTCTTGTCTTGGTTCCAAATATTAGAATTGATATAAGTGATCTGGTTTTTATCCATCGGGATAAATTCATACTTTTCAATCTTATTTGGTTTGTTTGGATCAAAAATAGGTTTACGTAAAATGTAACCCTTAATAATCATATTTTGAATGTTATCAAAAATTGGGTCAATTAACTCTGTTGGTAATTGTACTACCCCTAAAATGCCTTCTTCTGGATAAGATTTATGCACCACATGTTCAAAGTATACTTCACCTTCAATTAAAAGCTGTCTAAAGTACTCCCAACCTTTTCTTTCCAATTCAAAATTGTTTACATACTTGTGAAACTCTTCTATAATTTTATTCTTATCAATATCTTTTAACTCTATATTCTTAAAAATAAGTTTTACTATTTCACCACTATCATTTTTGTTAATACATTCATCACAAATTTCATCTAAGCAATCTGCTACCTCAGAAAAGGCAGCCATTACTCTATAGTCCATTATTCTAGGGCCTTTATCAGCTTGAATATTAGCGTAAACTAAATCACTATATACACCACCCTTTGCAATAGACCCAGAAGGCGTATTGTTATATTCATTATCATAGAATATGGATTGTCTAGCTAAAGCTTCAGCTCTTCTTGATCCAGTATCTCTAAATGTTTCATACTTAGGGTTTAACTGAGATAATACGGAATTAAGATCTAGTGCTTGATATGGTAGTTTGTTAGCTAGATTCTTAAAGAAACCGCTTTGATTGAAGCTTTTATTATCCTGAGCCATTTCAATTATTTAATAAAATATTCAAACAATACCACGTTTAATTACCATGATCTGGTAGTTGTGCCCATTACTTGATATATTACGGCTATCAACTAAAGCTGCTAATATTGCATCAGATACCCCATATTTAATACTTTGTAAGATAACACCGCCTGATATAATTGCGCCTCCAGAAATTATCATAATGTTCCAAAATAGAAAAGTGTATCGGTTGGTGTTGCAGAGCTATATAACGTATATGTCTGAGCTGTAGTGTCGTAGCCAACAAAGTTATAAGGTACAAAAGTAAATTTACTATTCGGGTATCTATAATTGTATTGAACGTGAGGGAAGTCAAAAGTTATAATACTATCATTTACTACCTTATAGTTGTATATTGGTTGCCCAACTATAGATTCTGGCTGTCTATTAAACCCGCCTATTGTTGTTACAGTGGAGTTGTATGTATAACTAAATGAATTGTTTGTTGATAATAACAAACCGTCTACATAAGAGAACCCAGTACCTAGTATAGTTACATTACCGGTTACACCTGGCGTTAATGAATAGTCTTTATCTAATAATAAACCGTTAAAGAATACATTCGTTACATTAGGTGAAGCAGATAACTCAAATGAGTCTTTATCACTATACAATCCAGTTGATGGCGGGTATGTATATGTGTTGCCTGACAACTCATAATAGTTAGATATTATGTTTTCAGCGTAGAAGTTTGTATCAATATAATAAATGTTTGATATAGGGCCTTGATCTGAATTATCTTTAAACAACCAACCCTTAATTGTGAATGTGGTGTCAGCAGTGATTCTTGCTTTAGTACTACCATTGAGGTCAGTTGGGTATTCCATACTAACACTTCCATCCCACAATACTTCACTTCTTATCTCTTGTAAATTTGGTAATTGAAACTCCTTAGGCACTGGCCAGCTTATTATAACATAAGGGTTGCTATATGGAATAAAATTACTTAAAATCTGATCCATGTCATTTTGATACCTTGCAATAATTGACATGTTAATGGTGATGTTGATAGGTACTGGAGGTTTTACAAACGCAGTACTTGAACCACTGTTGTAATAAAACCCATCTATCTTGTTAAATACTCTGTTATTGTCTCTAGCTATACCGCCTATTGTAACAGCAACTGCTGGTAATGTTAAATTCTTTTCAGGGTTAATAATGTCATACAATACCGCCTGTTTAGGTGAGTAAACATATCTTACTGCTATCTTATCCTGAGCTTGTCTTTGTGCATTATATCTTTTAATAACGATATCATCAAACGCAGTAACAAACTGCGCAAGCATATCCTTTATTTCAAAATAAAATGGTTGTTGTTTCACGCGTTACAAATACTTGGTTAATAGGTTTAACAACTCTACCTTACTCTTAATTTGGTTAAACTTACCACTGGCTTTAAGTTGTCTTATTTGATTAAAAACTTTATCATACATCATGTGTAAGTCTGCTCTAGACATTTTACCAAATCCTTCAACATACCTCTCTTCTTCATTCAT